CGTGGCTGGAACCGTGCATGACGAGCAGATTGTCGTTGTGCCGGATGATGAGGTTGCTGACGCTAAGACTTGGGTCTTGGCGCAGATGACTATGGAGCCGAAGTATATGCCGGGCATACCTTTGGCTGCGGACGGTGGCGCACACAGGCGCTATGGATTGGCAAAGAACTAGGAGAAGTGATGGAAAAGAAAACAGTAAGACATCCAATACCTCGCAAAATGCGTATTGGCAACAAGCAGTACTCAATCGAGATTGTGGAGGCCATGCTGGAGAAGCGCCACAGAGGACGCATCAGCTACACGGCGCAGACCATCAGGCTGGGGCAGCGCAGCAACGTGACAAACAAACCGTACACGCACGAGCAAGTCAAGGAGACCTTCTGGCACGAGGTCATCCACGGCATCCTGCACGACATGGGACGCGACACACTGAACCGGGACGAGCGCTTCGTCAACGAGTTTGCGTACCGACTGAACAAGGCAATTAACTCAGCGAGATTTGAATGACAACCAAGCCAGTAACGTGGAGCCATAGCTCCCTCAAAGATTACGAGGGCTGTGCCCGTCGCTACCACGAAGTTAAGGTGCTCAAGAAGTACCCCTTCGTTGAGACCGATGCAACGCGTTACGGAACGGTGCTACACAAAGCCGCTGAAGACTACGTGGCTGACGGTACACCTATCCCGCCTGAGTTTGAGTTCGTCACCGCAACGCTCGACGCGCTGATTGCCAAGCCGGGGCGCAAGATAGCCGAGCTTCAGATGGCGCTGACTCAGGACTTGCAGGTATGTAGCTGGACATCTGCTGACGCATGGGCGCGGGGTATTGCCGACTTGCTCATCATCGACGACGAGAACATGACCGCGTGGGTGGTGGACTACAAGACGGGCAACGACAAGTACCCAGACCGTGACCAGCTACGCCTCATGTCTTTGATGGTGTTCAAGCACTTCCCGCACATACGCAAAGTTAACTCCGCGCTGCTGTTCGTGGTCAAGAACTCGATGGTCAAGCACAGCATGACGGTTGACGAAGCCGATGCTGAGTGGTGGCGTTATCGGGAGCGAGTCGCTAAGATTGAAGCGTCGATAGCAAACGACGTATGGAACCCTACACGTACCCCGCTCTGCGGTTGGTGCAACGTAGGTGATTGTGAGTTCAACACTAAGAGGTAAATCATGGCAACCAGAGACTACAAGAAGGAATACAAGCGTGACTTAGAGACGGGTAAGTCCGGGCCGGGGTCTGACCAAAGTGAGCGCCAACGCGCCCGCAAAGCGTACGACAAGAAGGGCATTGACCGCGCAGGTAAAGACATCGACCATATCAAGCCCATACGCAAGGGCGGCAAGACCGCACCGGGCAATTTGCGACTGCGAAGTAAGAGCACCAATCAGGGCGATAACAAATAAGGAGCAGCATTTTGGAAATTATTGAAAACAAGGCACTACTTTTACGAACGCGCAGTCCAGATAAATACAAGATCATTCCGAGAAGCAAGGTAGTTGAGAGTCACGAAGATGGGTCAAGTTCGGTAGCAGTTTTTTGGGGGTTAGATGAGGTCAGGGTACTCAAGAACTTAGGTGTCAAGAACCTACCTTCGCCCATCACGCGCAAGTACACATGGCCCGGACGCTACAAGCCGATGGCGCACCAGATTGAAACGTCCGCGTTCCTGACGCTGCACCGCAAGGCGTTTGTTTTTAGTGAACCCGGTACAGGCAAGACGCTCAGTGCGCTGTGGGCAGCAGACTACCTAATGCAACTCGGTGAAGTGCGGCGCGTGCTCATACTGTGCCCGCTCTCCATCATGCAGTCTGCGTGGATGGGAGACATCAGCAACAGCATCATTCACCGTTCGGCTATCGTTGCCCACCATCCGCAAGCAACGCGCCGCATTGAGATGATTCAGAAGAACTACGAGATTGTTATTACCAACTACGAAGGACTTAACCTGATTGCCCGCGAGGTAGTTGCTAACGGAAAGTTTGATTTGGTCATCGTCGATGAGGCCAACTCCTACAAGACCGTGAGCACTAAGCGGTGGAAAGCCCTATCAACAGTTATCAAGCCGCAGACCTTTTTGTGGATGATGACCGGAACCCCTGCATCGCAGTCACCAGTGGACGCATACGGGCTGGCTAAGCTGGTGAACCCGGAGGGTGTGCCGAAGTTCTTTACCGCATGGCGCGACAAGGTGATGAACAAAATTACTACGTTCAAGTGGGCACCGAAGTCGGATGCAAAAGATCAGGTACACACAGCGCTGCAACCAGCGATACGGTTTACGAAAGCGCAGTGTTTGGATTTACCGCCAGTCGTCACCATCACGAGGGAAATTGCGTTGACACCGCAGCAAGCCAAGTACTACAACTTGCTCAGAGACCAAATGATGATTCATGCAGCAGGCGAGACAATCAGCGCGGTCAATGCCGCAGCCAGCGTATCCAAGCTGCTTCAGATCAGTTGTGGCAACGCCTACACAGACGACCACGAAGTTGTTGCGTTTGATGCAGGCCCAAGGCTCAGTGTGCTGGAGGAAATACTTGAAGAGACAGACCGCAAGGTTTTAATCTTTGCACTGTTCCGCTCCAGCATCGACCTGATACACACGCACTTGCTCAAGAAGGGAATCAGCGCTGAGTGTATTCATGGCGGCGTAACACCCCCGAAGCGTTCGGACATCATCAGGCGCTTTCAAACCGAAGCAGACCCTAGAGTGTTGGTGATGCAGCCGCAAGCCTCGGCACACGGAATTACCCTGACTGCTGCGGACACGGTTGTGTTCTACGGCCCCCTCATGTCAGTCGAGCAATACGTGCAGTGCATAGCCCGTGCAGACCGCAAGGGGCAGGACTCAGACAAGGTGACAGTCATCCATATCGAGGGTAGCCCCATCGAGAAGAAGATGTTTAAAGCCTTGCAAACGAATGTGAGTAGTCACTCACTTTTGACTGAGATGTTTAATATGGAAATAAAAAATTAAAGGAGTTGCAAAACCAGAATTCGCATGTAAACTGTCCAACCTTAGACAAACAATATAGGAGAAGTTAATGACCACAGAAGTTATCCCCCTCGACAAGTTAGCGAAGGTCTACCGAAAGATTCGCAGCGAAATCGAAACGCTGACCAAGGAATACGACACGCAAGTGGAGTTGCTCAAGGCCACGCAAACCGACATCAAGCACGCAATGAAAGACCAGATGCAGGCGCTTGGTGTCACCTCAGTCAACACGCCGCAAGGCACCGTTGTCCTGTCGATCAAAACACGCTACTCAACAACGGACTGGGACTCGTTCAAGACCTTTGTGATACAGCATGAAGCGCTCGACCTTTTCGAGAAACGTATTGCTCAAACAAACATGAAGCAGTTCCTCGAAGAAAACCCCGGCGTTCTGCCGCCCGGACTCAACTCCAATGCAGAATTTGATATCAGTGTAAGAAAACCATCCAACTAAGGAAAACCAAAATGAGTAACGTAGCTCTTTTCAATCCCGCCAAGGCTCCTGCTTTCGCACGCAACGCTGGGATGTCCGATATTGCCAAAGCACTTGCAGGCGGCGGCGCTGCTGCCAGCGGTCATCGTGTTTCTATCAAAGGCGGTGTGTTCCGTCTGGTTGCTGGCGGCAAAGAAATCGCTGCCATCGACGAGCGCTTTCTTGATGTTGTCATCGTCAAAGCCGCACCGAAGATTGCCCGTGTGTTCTACGCAGCTAAGTACGACAAGGACGCAAGTGCCGCTGCGCCTGACTGCCAATCCAACGATGGCGACAAGCCTGACCCAAGCAGCAAGAACAAGCAGTCCGAGACGTGCGCTAGTTGCCCGAACAACGTGGCAGGTTCTGGTCAGGGTAATACCCGTGCTTGCCGTTACCAGCAGCGCTTGGCTGTGACTTTAGCCAACGACATGGAAGGCAATGTGATGCAGTTGACTTTGCCAGCACAGTCCATCTTCGGTAAGGAAGAAGGCGACAACCGTCCGCTGCAAGCGTATGCTCGTTGGTTGGTTGCACAAGGCGTTGACCCCAGCACCGTGGTGACCCGCATGAAGTTCGACACGGCCAGCGAGTCGCCCAAGCTGTTCTTCAAAGCAATGCGCTGGTTGACCGACGACGAGTATGCTGAAGCTACCAAGCAGGGCAGCACCGAAGAAGCCAAGAAGGCCATCACGTCTGATGCAGGCAGTATGGACATGGGTAAGCCAGCAGACGCGCTCAAGGGTAAGGCACCTACCAAGGCTAAGGCTGCACCAGCACCAGAAGTTGAGGAAGAA